TTCAAGATGAGAAACCAACTTATGCCAGCAAAGTACAGCGCTATTCTTGCTCCTACTAACTGCCCAAGTTGTGACGCTATCTTGGAATGGAAAAATGATCTTCTATATTGCCCGAACAATGCCTGCTACGCTAAAAATAGTAAACGCATAGAGCATTGGGCAAAAAGTCTAAAAATCAAAGGTCTAGGACCAGCCACAATAGAAAAACTAAATTTGCAATCCATTGAACAGATTTATAGCATAGACTTAGTAACTATGGTGGACGCTCTGAACTCTGAACTACTTGGCAAGAAGCTCTTTGAAGAGATTCAAGTCTCTACACAGGCTTCCCTAGAAGATCTACTGCCCGCTTTCGGTATTCCTCTTATCGGTGAAACCGCTTCAGGCAAACTTTGTAAAGTTATATCTAATATTGAAGAACTCAGTGAGAATGTCTGTAGGCAAGCAGGTCTAGGACCTATTGCTACAAAAAATCTTATAACCTGGTGGAACGTGTTCAAGAACAACAAGGATAATTATCCTTTTTCGTTCCAAATAAACAAAAGAAAACCGCTTTTAGAAAATATAAAGGGGGTGGTTTGTATCTCGGGAAAGTTAAATTCCTACAAAACAAAAGCGGAAGCTACGAGTGCTCTTGAAGCTCACGGTTATAAAGTAAAAGACGGAATAACAAAAGAAGTAACAATACTAGTAAACGAAAGCGGGATAGAGTCAGCAAAGACTCTAAAAGCAAAAGAATCTGGACTACTTATAGTAACTAATCTAATTACCTTTTTAGGAGAACACAATGACTAAAGCACTTCCGAAGTGGACTGAAGAACGTACCGAACAACTCTCTACCTTTGTAGGCACTGAGGTTCCGGTATCACAATCAACTGTAGCTGAAGCTGCAGAACAATTCGAAACTACGACTCGCTCGATTTCTAGCAAGCTCCGCAAAATGGGCTTCGAAGTAGAGCTTGCCTCTGCAAATCTTCGTAAGGCTTTCTCTGATGAGCAAGCTGACGAGCTGGCAGACTTCGTAGAAGCGAACTCTGGTCGCTACACCTACGGTGAAATTGCAGAACAATTTGCTGATGGCGAATTTACTGCAAAGCAAATTCAGGGAAAGATTCTTTCTCTGGAACTTACGGACCATGTACGTCCTACTCCGAAGCCCGAAGTAGTAAAAACGTACAGTGATGCAGAAGAAGCTACGTTTATTCGTATGGCACGAAATGGCTCGCATGTAGAAGAAATTGCTGCGGCTCTCAAGCGCGAAGTCAACAGTATTCGTGGTAAGGCACTTTCGCTTCTGCGGTCTGGCGCTATCGACTCGATTCCTCCGCAGCGTGATCGTGTAGCAGAGCAGGTAGACCCGCTCGAAGCTCTGGGTGATATCACGGGCATGTCGGTGGAAGATATTGCAGAGCAGCTTGGCAAGACTGTTCGCGGTGTTAAGACGATGCTTACTCGTCGCGGTCTGGTAGCCTCAAACTACGATGGAGCTTCTCGCAAAGAAAAAGCTGCTGGCTAAGTTTGATTGACTCTTGTCAAAGGAAGCGAGCGGCTTAGGCTCTCGCTTCCTTTTTCTCGCTCTTAAAAATATAGGAGAGTTTAATTGAACCTAGCCAGTGTGCTCATCAAAAAAATCATTACTGATAAAGATGTAGACACCTGGTCCAGTCTGCAGAAGCACTATCTGCCCGAAGAATTTAGCAGAGTGTATTCTGTCATAGAAAACCATGTAGAAGAGTTTTCTACCCTTCCAAATTTTGACGATCTAAAGCTCTCCGTTCGAGATCGTCGAACGCTAGAAAAAATCTATATCGTAGAAAAAACACAAGATATAGATATTCCATGTTCTCAACTTCTTGAATACTTAAAAAATGAGTATACTCAAGCTGAAATTATGACTCAGCTTGAAAAGTACTTAGAGACTTCTATTGCCGTCGATAACGCAGAAGAAAGTCTATCAAATCTACAAGCAATTGTTTTAGATGTAGAATCTAAAGTTGACTTGAAAACGCCCGAAAATGATATGAGGCGAATTGATCTATTTTATTCAGAAGAAGAGCTATCAAGAACAGTTCCGCTAGGACTAAACTCCGAATACGACGAGTTGATGCGATTCTCTCCACGGGATCTTATTCTTATCGGCGGTCGGCGCGGGGCCGGTAAATCTTTAACTTGTGCAAACATTGCTGCAAATATTTTTGACCAAGATGAGTCCGTAATTTACTTTACTATCGAGATGGACTCTAGGTCAATTCTACAAAGAATTTGTTCTGTAGCAACTAACGTAAGTATGGCTTCAATTAGAAATAAATCTTTGTCTATACTAGAGTGGCAAAGAATTGCAGCCTGGTGGGCGAAAAGATTTGAAGAAGGCGAAACTGCTTATAAAGACTATCTTCTTCATAACTCATTTGATAAGTTTCACACTCAATTAACTAAAAATCCTCTCAAAGAAGTACAACTTGATGTAGTCTACGATCCAGAGCTATCAGTATCTAAAATTCGTAGCGAAATGGATAAGAAAGTAGTAACAATCAAACCAAAAGCAATTATTGTAGACTATTTGAACCAAGTCAAGTATAGAACTGGAACACATCATTCCAAGTTTGGGCAGTATGATTGGACGGAACAGATTGAAATTAGTAAAGCCTTAAAAAGTATGGCACAACAGTATGAAATTCCAATTGTAGCTCCTTATCAAATTGATGCCTCTGGCGAAGCTCGATTTGCAAAAGGCATTCTAGACGCTGCTGATGCAGCTTTTACAATTGATACTCATGCTCATACTGATAATTGCATTACATTTAATTGTGTAAAAATGAGAAACGGAGAAGTAAGAGGATTTACTTCAGCAATAGATTGGAAAACACTAAAAATTGGACCAGAATCTGCTAGAAATCCTTCTGAGAAAGATTCAGCAGAGTCTACAGGCGAAGATGTTTACGACGACAAATGACAGTAGAAGAACTATTAAATCAAAAAAAGATTTTCTTTACTGTAAGCGGTAAAGATTTTGTAGTCGGCTGCTTAAATCCAGAGCACGACGATTCCAACCCTAGTATGAGAATTGACAGAGTTTTAGGAATTTTCCAGTGCATGGCATGTGGATACAAGGGAAATATTTTTTATCTTTACAAACAGACCCCAAATAGATTAGAATTAATGCGTGAAAAGGTAAAGAGAAAGATAAGCGTAATACGGCAACAAAGTATTGGCTATTCCTTACCATCAGATGCAATGAGTTATATAGGAAACTGGAGAAATATCTCTCCAGAAACATACAGAAAGTTTGGTGCTTTCAAAAGCGCACAAAAAGAGTTTATTAATAGAATAGTGTTTCCAGTAAAAGACATCACAGGTAGAACAGTAGCTTTTATTGGAAGAGATGATTCGGGTAGTTTGAGTAAAAAGTATTATATTCATCCGGGTGGGGCCGCTCTACCATTGTATCCTGTAGTAAGTCCAATCAATGGTAGAATCATTCTAGTAGAAGGTATCTTTGACATGATAAATCTACACGACAAAGGACTTACTAATGCAGTAACATCCTTTGGAGTGACGACAGTAAAAGAAACTACTTTCGATTTACTTAAAATACAAGGCGTGGAAGGTATTGATATACTTTACGATAGCGATAAGGCAGGACAAGAAGGTGCTCGTAAAGTTAAAGAAATCGCAGAAAACATAGGCATAGATGCAAAAGTTCATACGCTAAAAGATAACAAAGATCCTGGCGAACTTACAAGCAATCAAGTAGAGAAACTGAAGGAGATACTATATGGCTAAAGTAGCAATTGTCGAAGCAAAAGCTAGTCGTAACAACTATGCGCGACTTTTCAACAACAGTTTCGAATTTGATCAGCTTGCTCTTTGTTCGGATGCAACTGTTGCAAAAGTTCTCAAGAAAAATGTTGATCTTAACGTAGATGTAGATGCCTATGATTGGATTGTTCTTGTAGGCTCAGAAGCCTGTAAGTATCTTGCAAATCTTAAGTCTGTAACCGAGTATAGTGGTCGCATTGTAGACTCTAAGTTTTTACCAGTTATTAACCCCGCTATGCTGGCATTCAAGCCGGAAGTAGAAAAGGTATGGGTAGAGTCTAGAGACAATATTATTAATATTATTTCTGGTGAAGTACAAGCTGCTGTGATTGACGATACTATTACTCGCGGTATCGAAACCAAAGAAGAAGCTCTTGAATATATCAATGCAGCTATTAATTCTTCTTCTCAGATTGTCGCACTTGACTCAGAGGCTACGAGTCTGTATCCAAGAAATGGTCATATGCTTGGTATCTCAATGTGCTATGATGGAGAAAAAGGTGTTTACATTACTACCGACGTCCTAGACGAAGAAGTAGAGGAACGACTTCAACATCTCTTTAATACTAAAACGATTGTATTTCACAATGCAAAGTTTGACATTGGGTACTTCTCTTACCAGTTCGGATTTAAGTTTCCCAAGTTCGAAGATACTATGCTAGAGCATTATGTACTTGACGAGACGGTAGGAACGCACGGCTTGAAGTCTTTGGCGCTCAAGTATAC